GGTAGTTCAAGCTGCGAAGGGTGATAGGCAGGCAAGGGATATGCTAACAGATAGACTTTTTGGAAAAGTGAAGCAGGCTTTAACTTTGGATAATTTACCTGAAACGCATATAGCGCATGGACAGGCGCAAATTATTGACGCGGCAATAAATGTTTCCGAGCAAGATGTTTATGTGGTTGAGATGAATGATAACGGAAAATTTGAAAGACAAAGACCACGACTTGTAGAAGCAAAGTCAGAGGCTATTTAGAGTGTGCAGACATTCAGGCCCATTACTGTAAGATTTCCCAAACCTCACGAAGTCCAAAAGATATTTGTAGACTGGAATAAGATTCACACGAAAGCGCAATGCTTGATTGCGCCTTGCGGAACTAAGACGGGCAAGAGCTTTGGCTCGGCGATATGGCTTCTTAAGGAGGCAATGGTTAATCCTGGTTTGTATTGTATTTGGATTGCTCCCACAACGATGAAAGCACAGGTCGGCTATCGTTATATGAAAGCAATGTTGCCCGATGTTGATTCTATTAGGTGCATTGATTCGTCTCTTGAAATTAAATTACTGGGCAATCGATCCTTTATAAAGTTTCTTCATGGTCGGGATGCAGAGACCGTGGTTGAGGGTGAGTCTGTGGATAGATTTGTTGTTGATGAGGCTGGGAAGCAAAAGAAACAGCTTTGGTATTCTCTTTTCACGACGATAACGCAGACAAGAGGCCTGGGTATTGTGACGGGCACACCAAGAGGTTTCACCTGGTACTATGACGAATTCAGAAAAGCGAAGCTTGGCGATCCTTTTTATTGCTGGACACATTTAAGAACAGAGCAAAGCCCATTTGTTCGCAAAGAAGAAATAGATCAAGCCAAGCGATTACTCCCTGGGGTTCTATTCGATCAATACTACAATGCAATCTTTGTAAGTTCTGGTTCAGTGTTTGGCGACCTTTCTTCGATGTGGCTTGATACTCCTATCAAGCCGACTACTAAATTTTGGATTCATCCCGATGAATCACAGCGCAAGATTGAAACGGTAACAGGATGGGATATTGCAAAGCACAAAGATTTCTCAGTTTTCTACACGGTAAATAATTTAGGTCTTTTAGTTGGCTATGCTCGTATGCGAAAAATTAGCTATGAGAATCAAGCTGATAGATTAAAGCATTACTTGCACACATATTTCGGAGACGATAGAGCCCTTCGTTATGATGCAACGGGCGTTGGAAATGCTGTTGGCGAGATTATACAATCAAAAGATATTGACGCGGATATAACTGCAGTTACTTTTACACAGCGATCCAAGCAAGAGATGGTTAGCCGAATGACTCATAGCATTGAGAGCGGCTGGCACAAAGCCCCACGCATAGAACAAATCGAGCATGAGTTTTCTAGCTATGAGATTAAGGTAAATAAATCGGGTTCATTCTCGTATAGTGCCCCCGATGGCGACCATGATGATGTTGTAAGTGCTGCGATGCTTGCTATTAGCGCAGCCTATCAGGCATCGAAAAGCGATGAATCAGACAAATACATTGAGAAATTGATGACGGGTAACTATTCTGATGACGATGAATTAGAGGAACAAGACGAGAAAAGTAAAGAAAAAAGTAGTAATGATTCCTTTTTTGATCAAGATTCGGATACACTGGAAGGATTCGATTTTGATTATGACTTTGACGATTAAGGGATTGCCATGGCTTTTTGGAATAAAAAGCAAAAAGAAATTGAGTTGCCCCCAATTAAAATAGATGAATTTACTAGCATAGCTGAGTCATTGGCTCAAGGCGGTTTACCGCGTGCTATTGAAAGCCAGATTCAAAAAACTATAAATTCCTCGCTTTACTATCAGGCATTTGATGATGAGGGTGATCAAGGCGGGTACTTTGGCAGCGAGTTTAATATTAGGGCAACGGCTGGTAGGATCAAGAGTACATACACTAGGGAGCCTTGGGTTTTTGCTACTGCGACGCTATTGGCCAAGTCTTTAAGCTCCATCCCCTATATTTGTGTGGATGCTGTTACTAATGAGCCAATGCCTAATCATCCATTGCAAGCAAAGTTAAATCTATCAAATCGCTTGCAGGATAATAAAACGATTGAATGGTCGGGTGTTATTGATTTGGTTTTGGGCGGAAACTTCTTTCGTGTGTTCAATGAAACCTACACGGAGATGATGCAAGTTCCTGTTGAAAGTGTGAGCATTAAGCTTTCTAAAGATAAAAAAGAAATTGAATCTATTTTGGTTTGGGATTCTGAGCTGGGAGCGGTTAGTAATTCGATACCTTACAAGCAAGTGATACAGCATAAATTCCCTAACCCATTTTCTCCTTACTATGGTCTGAGCTTATTTGTTGCATGTTCTAGGCCGATCCTGATGGATCGGTTCAAGAATGAATTTGAAATGGCTTTCTACCTGCGCGGCGCAACAAATAGCGGCGTTGTTGAATGTACAGAAGATATTTCAAAAGAGCGCATGAAACGCTTAATGAAAACTTTTGAGCAGGTTTATACGGGCAAGCGCAATTGGTGGCGCACGATATTTCTGCCAAAGGGGACGACTTGGAAAAGTTCGGGCCTCACAATGACAGAAATGCAGCATTTGGAAGGCTTGCGAGAAAACAGGCTAACAATCCTTGCAGCCTTGGGCATCCCTCCTAGTGCCCTGGGAATTGTCCAGGATGTAAATAGATCGACTTCGGATGCTCAAGATAAATATTTTTGGCAAAACACGGTAAAGCCTTTGGCGGAGTTTATAGCTTCGGGGTGGAACAATAGTTTTTTAGTGAAAACGATTTACGGCGGGCGAGTCAATGTTATTCCAGACTTTAGCGGCATTTCGGTGCTGCAGGGAAGTCTTAAAGAGAAGGGTGATGAAGCCAAGGCTGTCGAGTCTTATCTTATCATCAATGAGATTCGCAAGGATATCTTAGGCTATGAGCCATTGGCTGATGAGCGTGGCAATAAGTTTGTATCGGAGATAAAGCCAGCTCAAGCACCTGGTGTTTTGGGCGCAATGCTTAATGTGCCCGATGTTGTCGAGCAAAAGCAGGTTGAAACTTTGCCTGCATCCAATGTCAAAGCTCAGGTTACGGGTGGACAAGATAGAATCGAGAAGCGAATAGCTAAAGAATATTCAAAAGGCTACTTGAGTTATATTGATAATATTCTCAAGCTTTCAGAATATGCTTTGCGAAACGGCAAAGATTTAGAGAAATTTCTTGATCAATCAGAAAAAAAGTTAGCTGAAAAATATTGGGACGATGTTAAGCAGCCCTTGAATCTTGCGATGGAAAGAGGATTTAGTTTAGCCAATAGTCAGGTCAAAGAATTCAGGTCTAAGACTAAAGATTTTAAATTCAGGGAAACGGATCAACAGGCTGTTGACGCGCTTAGGGAAAAGACAAGGCGCGGGGAAAGGGCACAGTTAGAAAAGCGATCCATTAGCCGATTTGAGGGGTTTAACAAGACTCGGACGAATGAGATCATGGATATTGTGGCCCAAGGCTTGAAGGACGGGGAAACTTTGGAGCGCGTGGCTGGTACTTTGCGGGAAAAATACACAGAGACTTATAAAGATCAAATGTTTACCGTAGCCCGTACCGAGACATTGACAGCGGTAAGCCAGGGTCTAAAATGGAATCACGATGTACTTGGTAAGATTTTTTCAGAAGTCAAAAAGCAATGGTTTCATGTGGGCGATGTTGGATCAAATCCCGATGCAAGAGACTGGCATGCAGACTATGAGACTTTGGGCGCAGTGGATTCTGATTATAAATTTGGTGGCGTTTTAGAATATCCGCGCGATCCTTCGGGCAGTGCTTCGGATACTATAAACTGTCGTTGTAGTTTGGTTACGGTAATTCCAGACGGTGCGACAAGTAATGCTGAAATAATTTTAGAGGATTTATGAAAAAGTTTCTAAGTTGGAAGCCCGATCCCTTAAAGCCCCTGGATTTATCGGACGCGAAGCGATGGGCCAAAGAAGGATCATGTTATAAATTGCTTAGTCCTGATATTGAGCGTGATCGTCAATTCATGACTATGGATATTTCAGTTAAGCAGTACAGGCCAGATGAGAAACTTTGGTTATACGGCATTGCGAACGCCAATATTGTCGATCGAATGGAAGAACGCCTGGAGCCTCGCGGCTGTGATATTATTAGCTACATGAAGAATCCGCAATTGTTGGCACATCATTCGTACTATCATCCAATTGGGCAGGTAGTTGAGCTTGATATTCAAGAAGATGGTGTCAAGTTTCAGGCATGGATCGGAGATCCATCGGTAGCTGAATTAACACCGATGCAAAAAGAGATTAGAAGCCTGGTAGCTCAAAGAATTCTAAAAACCGTATCAGTAGGATTCATTCCTAAAAAAGTTAAAGCTCCAGTTTTTGGATCAAACGGCGAGCTTGAAGAGCCTTGTGTTATTGAAGATTGGGAGATGCTGGAGCTTTCAATTGTGGCTGTTCCTTGCAATCAAGCCAGCCTTTTTGAGATAAAAGATATTAAATCTTTTGCACTCGGAGGATTAAAGTTAAACGATAATAGACAAAAAGAGCTTGATTTACAGAATATGGTTGTGCAAACATTGATTTTTGATAAAAATGTTTTCAAACAAATGTCAGATGCTCAGGCGTGGGCCAAGCAACATGATTTTAAGTTTGAAAAAGTTGATGAGACTGAATCGACTTTCAGAATCAGGCAGCGAGAACCAGACGAATTTGATCAAGAAAGTTTTAGAACTATACAATTAACGGAAGGGGTTTCCGCTGTGGCTGGAAAAATAAAAAGCGAAGATGCAACAGATAACAAGCAAGAAAACATGACAGAAGAATCTATTACATTGCTTAGGTCTTTGCATGAAGTTGTTAAAAGGAATTCTGAGGTTTTAGATTTAATTTTGAAAAAACTTGACGCTAAGCCTGATGAAGAAATGGCTCCTAAAGAAGATGATAAGCCTAAAGAAGATGAAGTTCAAAAAAGATTAATCAAAATCGAAGCTGATTTTGGTAAAATGGCTGAAGCACTAAAAACAGTAGTTGAGAGAATTTTTAAAAAATAAGGGGTTTTATTATGTCAGGCAATATTTTGGATGATGTTTTGAAAAGTTTAAGTCCTAAAGAAGATGGTGAGCCACCAAAAGCCCCAGCACATATTGGTAAGGCTCATTTTGAAGATGACTTGCGCATGATTGGTTCTTTAGGCGTTAAAGGTTTTGATAACCTTTTCGGTAAAAAGATTGCTGATAAAAATGACGGCTGCTCAATGCCTGTCAATTTTGGTTCTAAAAAAGATGTTGGCGGACTTCCTGATGAAGTTCGATTGCGTCTTTTTAACTTGAAGAAATTGGTATCGAACGCTGAGATTCAAGCTCAATATAAATTTCATACTCCTTATCCGACTCCTGATCAAATCATGGACACGGATTGCTACAAGTTCCATCTAGCCCCAGTATTAAAAGCGTACAATGTCACGGATTTTACAGCATGGATACCATCGGTTAATGCTCGCTTCTATTTTGAAGAATATGAGATTCCCCATGTTCTTGCGGATCAATTCGATACCATGCCGATGGACTCGGCTACTATCGATGTTCCTGGTGACATTGGATTGCTTGAAGGTGTTGAGGAAACTGATGTTGCTACATTCACCTCACAATCAACTACATCTAGCAGCTACCAAGTAATTAGCCGTAACAACGTAACACATACTCAAATCACACAAGATTTGATAAGTGATTCTGCTCCTAAGTACATTGACAAGCTTCGTAAGGACACAGTTAAAGGATGCGCTCGCGCTTTCGATAAAGCGATCATTAACGGTGATACTACTGGATCGCCTCGCGGTGCTTCTCACCAAGATTCAGACATTGCAGCTCTTGCGCTCAATGCTACCTTTAGCAAAGCATTTAACGGCTTGCGCAAAAAAGCTTTTGCAAACAGTGCAAACAGCTCACTTTATGATCATGGTGGAGATAGTCCATCTAAAGTTATGTTCGAGAAAACTTTGAAGCTCATGGGCAAAATGGCTTCTGAGAAAGACGATCTTTGCTGGTTGGTTCCCCCAACAGTCGAGACAGCCCTGGTGACTGGTGCGATTCCAGAACTTTTTACAGCCTTTGCTTTTGGCGGTTTGGCTTCCAACGTAACGGGTCAAGTTCCTCCTGTATTCGGTGTTAAGGTTGTGACTAGCCAGTATGCTCGCGAAGATTTGAACGCCAGCGGCGTTTATGCAGCGGCTTCAACATTAACAAATGTTTTGCTTTTCAAAAAATCTAGGTTCAGCAATTTCGTTCGCCAAGCTATTCGGGTGTGGGCAGCTCCAAGCTTGCCTTCCTCGGATATCATGCTCATGACAGCTAAGTGCCGTCATGCTTGGGCAGGAAATAACCAGAGCGCGGCTGAGAAGTCTGTAGTTATGGCCTATAACGTCGCTACATTGTAAAATAAGATTCCCCTTATTTTATAAAGGCCCCTGATGAAAATTAGGGGCCTTATTTTTTAGGTGCAATTGAAATGATTTGTATGACACTTGTTTTAAAATCTAGGCAATTTGTTCCAATTGCAGAGCTTAATGGTTTAATGATTCCATCGGATCATGAGCTAATAGTTTCTAGTGATCTTGGTCATAAATTGCTTGATAAGTATGGAATGTTTTTGATTAGAGCTAATATGTTACGCCAAGAGTTATCGGATAATGGTTATATAGTTCGCGCAAAAAAATCATTTTCTGCTAACTGTGATATGATGGGAAAAAATTTAAGAGAGAAAAAGAATGGCTCTTACAACTCTTGATGAAATAAAAACATTTCTTGGCATCCCATTAGTTGATACATCTAAAGATGCTCTTTTAACGATGTTCAAAGATTCGGTTGAAACATCGGTGATAAATTTTTGTGATACTGATTTCACAATCAAGACAGTTACGAACGAAGTTTTAGATGGTGTTCGATCGGATGTGATCATCCCTCATAATACGCCTATAGTAAGTATAACGGCTGTTAGGCTTGGCGTGGAGATGGATGGAAGCGGTGGCCTCTTGCTTGATACCATAGAGTATAATTTTGATGATAGCGGCATCACGCTTAGAAACGTGCATACGCCTTTTTCTCGCGGAGCGGTTAGAGTTGATTACACATGGGGTTATGCAGCGGTTCCAGCGGATGTTAAAATGTGCGTCTATCAATCGGTGAAAGCTGAATATCAAAGATACAAGCGCAACTCAGAGGATGTAAATTCTCGCTCTAAAGGCGATGAATCTGAATCCTACGGAGGTATAAATTCTGCGTGGGATTCTTACACAGGATTGCCAAAACAAATCATGGCTAAGCTCCAGCACTATAAACTTTATGAGTTCCCTCTAATCAACACAGCGCAAAGAAACATTTGACATGGCTAAGGTTCTTAACATTTTAGATATTGCGAAGTTCTTAAATGAATCAAGCAGTGCTGTTAATAGAGCCTTAACTCTTGCTCAAATTGTTTCGATAAAAAAGGCAGAGGTTGAGGCTAGAAATGTTGCGCAGCAAAATTTTGTAGGTCGCAACGATAGAAGGCTTTCTGGTGCTTTGATGAATAATATCTATTCAGGATTTGAGAGTTCAGACAAAGGGATACCATCAGCCTTCTTGGGTGTCAAAAGTATTCCCTATGGTGCAATTCATGAGTATGGATCGGGCGGCTTACCTGGTGGCGTGATAAGGCCAGTTAGGGCGCAAAAGTTATGGATACCTCACAGAGCGAACGCGGGCAGGATGACTCCAAGGGAGTTCATAAATCTTATGAAAGCCCAGCCCAATAGATACTTTATAACTCGTAGCGGTGCATTTCGAGAAGATGGCTTAAATGTTTATGTTCCTTTGTTCTTTCGTGTCGATCAAGTTAGGATTCCAGCGCGGCCATATTTACGGCCTGGTATTGCCCAAGCTTATGAAGATTTTGCGGATAGGTTTGAACATTTTTACAAGCAAGAGATTGATAGAATATGAGCCTTCATGCAGACATTCAGGCGGCTTTGGCTGCACGGCTTGCGACTATTACAACAGCCAATGGCTATGGCACGAATGTTCAGACAGTTTATTATGATGAAATACCGATGGGCCTTGAGCTTAACGATTATCAACTTCCTGCAATATTTTTGATCGACAATGTTACGCCGCTATCGACTCAGTTTCCAAAGGTGCAAGCAAAATGGAATGTGACATTGCAGCTTTGGAGTGCCAAGGTTTCTGACTCTGTAATGTGGGATTTTATTAAAGATGTTTTCAAATCGTTATACGCAAATAGCCCAACGGCTGAAATTGTGGGCCAGTTTCGGACTATCCATCAAAAAATAGTTGAAATTTCTCCGCTTTCTATTGCATCCGATTTACAAATGATTGAAGCTAACAGAGTATATGTGATATCTTTGGAAGTACACTACCGCACCGATTTATTTAACATGTGAGGATCGTATGAAAAAGTTTTCAATGTTTTTGATTTCTCTCCTTGTTTCTTCTTTGGCATTTGGCCAGGCTGTTATTTATTCAAGCCGTACCGCGCAAGTTAGTTTTTATCGAACTACTGTGGGCACAGCTACCGCGCTAGCGATCCCTGGTGCTAGTGTTGGCGGCAATGTTGTCTCTTGGAAAATTTGCAATGATGCTGAAAATACTTCAACACATTTGCTTGTTGGGGAAGCGGTTGATGTATCTACCGATGGTGTAATGATTGGCAAAGGGCAATGTGTTGAGTGTC